ACGTAGGCTCAAATGAATTTACTCGTAATTTCCGCGAAGAGGTTGTAATGCCTTTGCTGGAAAACATCTACAACTCTAAGTTGAAGGCGGCGTAATGGCGACAAAGAAAAAAGGCCCATCACTGGCAATTGGCCGTGGTGAGAAGCTTCCAGTGTCTAAGGGTGCTGGCTTGACTGCCAAAGGTCGTGCCAAGTACAACGCCGCAACGGGCAGTAACCTCAAGGCTCCGCAGCCCCAAGGTGGCCCACGGAAAGATTCGTTTTGCGCTCGGATGTCAGGAATGCCCGGGCCAATGAAAGATGAAAAGGGAAAGCCTACCCGCAAGGCGGCTTCCTTAGCAAGATGGAAATGTTGAGATGGACGTAAATCTTATATGGACAGCCGGACTGTCAATCATCATGGGTGTATTTGGATTCTTTATCCGAGAGAAACTCGGACAGGTCAAAGACATCAGTGAAGACGCCAAACGCATTGAGCGTCTCATTAACATCACACGCGAGGAGATTGCCCGTGATAACGTTACTCAAGCAGAAATTCAGCGAATTACTGACCACATTGACCAACGCTTTAACAAGCTTGAAGCAAAGATTGACCAACTTATTCAAGCGGGGCGATGATGCCAAGTAGTTCAAAGAAACAACATAATTTCATGGAAGCGATTGCACATTCGCCATCGTTCGCCAAGAAAGCAGGAGTCTCACAGTCTGTGGGCAAAGATTTTGCAAGTGCGGACAAGGGCCGCAAGTTTTCAAAAGGTGGCGATATGAAGAGCGACATGAAAGAAGACATGGCAATGGACAAAGCCCAAGACAAAGCCATGATTATGAAAGCGTTTAAACAACACGACGCTCAAGAACACAAAGGCGGCAAGGGTACAACCTTGAAGCTGGCTAAAGGCGGCGTTACTCGTGCAGATGGTTGTGTGTCCAAGGGTCATACCAAAGGCACAGTGATTAAGATGAGCATAGGCGGAATGGCCTGCTAAGGAGAACCCCATGAAGAAACCAATTATGTCCAAGCGTGGCCGTCGATTTGATGAGGGCGGCGATGTTGAAGCCAAGATGGCTGGCCTAGAGGCCTCCAACAAGGAAAAGCCTATGGGCTTCTTTGAGCGCCTGCGTGCAGGTAACATTGATGATCCAGAGTCCGAAGCCTACAAGCGCCTTGGCGCTGGGCGTAACCGTGCTGAACGCATTCCCGTAGAGGACAGGTCTTTTACTGAAGTTCCGCCAAAAATTGTTTCCCGCGATGAAGGTATGGGCGCATTTAACCAAAGATTGCAAGCCTCTAAAAATGCGGATACTGGAATTACTGAAGGTGAACGCATTGCTCAAGAGATGGCGTCCACGCCAGATCGAGTTCCTTCTCCACGTATAACCATTCCTACAAAACCTGCTTCTAAGCCTGCTGCCAAAGAGTTTGATCCAACCGCAGGAGAGGCTAAGGATAAAGCGGCCCAAGCTGCTGCGGATGAGCAAGGTGATCGACCCAAAGTCAAGGTTGAGTCAATTATGAAGAAAAAACCTGTTGCAACTGCATCTACATTTGATGCATACGGTTTAAATAATTTTGCCAAGCCAAAAGTTGAGGAAGAAAAGCCAAAAAGCACATACAAGAAAAATTCAACATCCTCCCCTTCCGGAAGAAAAGCTGGAACATCTAAATCCACAAAAGAAAATGATGTAGATTTTGGCGGAACGGGTCTTGGTATGAAGCGTGGCGGCTCTGTTGGTAAAGCATCAAGCCGTGCAGACGGCATCGCCCAACGTGGCAAAACTCGCGGCAAAATGTGCTAAAGGAAACATCATGACTACTAAACACATGAGCCGTGCAGAACGCGAAGCACGCGAGATGATCGCTGAGATGAAAATGCAGAAGGCTATGGAGGCTGCTTATAACAACGCAGATCAAACTGAGCCTGCTCCAATGCCACAGCGGATGCAACCTTCACAACCATCGCAGATGCCGCCCCAGATGCCCCCTCAAGCACCTCGTCCAGCACCTGCTCAAGCTATGCCGCAAGATCAAATGGGCAACCCTACAGGCATGAAAAAAGGTGGCAAAGTTGCAGAATCTAAATACATGTCATTTACTGATTCCGGCAAGCCAGCAGGAATGAAGCCTGTAAAGATGGCTTCTGGCGGCGGCGTGTTCCGTTCGTCAGCCAATGGTATTGCCCAACGTGGCAAGACTAAAGGCAAAATGATAGCCATGTGTGGCGGCGGGAAAATGTAATGTTAGCCAGTCGCGGCATGGGAGATATCTCCCCCTCTAAAATGCCAAAGGGTGTAAAGAAAGCCCGGCGGGATGACACTGATTTCACGCAGTATGCTGAAGGTGGGCCTGTTGGCTTGTATGCCAATATCAATGCTAAACGCAAGAGGATTGCAAAAGGTTCTGGCGAACGCATGCGTAAGCCGGGATCCAAAGGTGCGCCAACAGCGCAAGCATTTGTTGAGTCTGCAAAAACTGCAAAGGTGTAATCATGGCTGAAAAATGGATTCAAAAGGCAATTAAAAAGCCCGGCGCTTTGAAGAAAGAGTTGGGCGTTCCTGCGGGTAAAACAATCCCCGCCAAGAAGCTTGCTGCAGCAGCAAAGAAGCCCGGTAAAATTGGGCAACGCGCACGCTTTGCTGAAACTCTCAAGGGCATGAAATGACCACTACCGGCAGCACTCTCTTCAACATGGACTTCACGGAGATTGCCGAGGAAGCGTGGGAGCGTGCTGGCCGTGAGATGCGTTCAGGTTATGACTTGCGGACTGCTCGTCGATCAATGAACCTGATGACTATCGAGTGGCAGAACAAGGGCATTAACATGTGGACGATGGAGCAAGGCTTCATCAATCTCACGCCCGGCTTGGCTACGTATGCGTTACCAACAGACACCATTGATTTGCTGGAGCATGTGATCCGTACAGGGTCTAACACCGCCTCTACACAGGCTGACTTAACCATTACACGTATTAGTGTTTCTACTTATGCGACCATTCCAAACAAGTTACAGCAGGCAAGACCGATTCAAGTATGGATTCAGCGGCTATCTGGTGAAGTCAATCCTACAAGCTCTCTTCTCGCCTCGACAATCACCTCCACCGCCACAACGATCACGCTTGACACGGTGGTTGGGTTAGCCGGATCAGGTTTTATTCGTCTGGACACTGAAGACATTTACTACACATACATCACAGGTAATGTCCTTGGTGGTGTGTTCCGCGCCCAAAACAACACAACCGCAGCGGCCCATACAGCCAGTACAGCGGTCTACGTGCCTCAATTGCCAGCGATAACTGTTTGGCCTACACCTGATAACAGCACAACCTACCAATTTGTTTATTGGAGACTGCGTAGGGTTCAGGATGCTGGCGCTGGCGCTGAGACAGCAGACATGAACTTCCGCTTCCTACCTGCCGTAGCGGCTGGGCTGGCGTACCATATCGCCGTAAAGACACCTGAGTTGATGCCCCGCATTCAGATGCTCAAGCAGATTTACGATGAGACATTTGAGATGGCTGCTGGTGAGGACAGAGAAAAAGCCGCAGTGCGGTTTGTCCCCCGGCAGATGTTTATTGGTGGCACATAATGGGTAATCGTTACGCATCCGGCAAGAAAGCGATTGCGGAGTGTGATCGTTGCGGACAGCAGTTTAAACTGAAGCAGCTTAAAGAAGAGATCATTAAACAACGGAAATATCAATTGTTGGTTTGTTCTGAGTGCTTTGATCCAGATCAACCGCAGTTGATGCTTGGAACGTTCCCTGTAGATGATCCGCAGGCGTTGCGTAACCCACGCAGGGACACAACGTATGTGACTTCAGGGAATAACGCAGCAGGCAACTTGTCTGGGGGTTCAAGAGATATTCAGTGGGGATGGAACCCAGTGGGTGGAAGTAAGTTTTTTGATGCGAGTCTGACCCCGAATTACTTGGTGGGAACGACATTTGTTGGTACAGTAACGGTATCCGTTTCATAGGAGTTAATCATGACATTTAAACGCGCAGCCGATGGCATTGCCAAAAAAGGCAAAACCGATGGCACAAACTTGGGTAATAGCGGCCCTACCCAAAAAGAAATGATGGGCGGCAAGGGTAAAGCCAAAGGCGTAACGGGCGAGGCTATGCGTGCAGTAGGCCGCAACATGGCCCGTGCCAACAATCAAAAGCGAGGCTAATCATGGCTACATACAGCAAAAAGATGATGGGCAAGGAAGTTGGCTCAGCCAGCGTCTATGCCAAGCCCCACACCATGAGTGGCAAAGCTGTCAAGATGGAAGCCAACCCCGGCAAGGCTCCTAACCGCAGTAAGCTTGATACGCTGGATGTCAGTGTTGGCGCTGAGAGTAAGTCGGCTGGCGATGAGTCTATCAAGACCAGCGGCATCAAAATCCGTGGTACTGGCGCAGCAACTAAAGGCGTGATGGCCCGAGGCCCAATGGCATGACATACACCGAACTCGTCACCTTGGTGAGTGACTACTGTGAGAACACGTTTCCCACGGTAGACATGAACACGTTCATTAAGCAAGCAGAACAGCGTATATACAATACCGTTCAGCTTGCTAATTTGCGTAAAAATGTGACGGGCACAATCAGCGCAAACAATAAGTATTTGTCCTGCCCTGATGATTTTCTTTCGGTGTACTCGTTGGCTTTGTTCCCTGTTGGCGGTGGAGAGTATTTGTTCTTGTTGAACAAAGATGTAAACTTCATGCGTGAGGCGTACCCAAACCCCGCAACCACAGGCAAGCCCAAGCATTACGCCATCTTCGGCCCTCAGAGCGCCAATGTAAATGAGTTGTCGTTCATGATTGGGCCAACGCCAAGCTTGACGTACAGCGCAGAATTGCACTACTACTACTACCCCGAGTCCATTGTTACCGCCGGAACAACATGGCTTGGCGATAACTTTGATTCAGCCTTGTTGTACGGCACGATGTGCGAAGCAATCACCTACATTAAAGGTGAGGCTGATATGGTCAAACTGTACAACGACCGTTATGTCCAGTCCATTGCCCTGCTCAAGAATTTGGGCGACGGCAAGCAGCGCATGGATGCGTACCGTGACGGACAAGTTAGGGTCTCTGTATCATGAGTTCTATCCTGCAAACCCAGACCACCAGCTTCAAAAAAGAGCTGTATCAGGGCGTTCACGACTTGTCTACCGACACGATCAAGATTGCCCTGTATACCGCTGCCGCAGATTTAAACGAAGCCACTACCGTTTACTCAAGCACCAATGAGGTTGTAGCGTCAGGCTATACAGCAGGCGGTCAGGTTATGACGGGCGTAGCAATCAGCAGTGACGGTTACACGGCCTACGTTAATTGGGGTAATGTAAGCTGGACAACCGCAGTAACGGCTCGATGCGCTTTGATGTACAACGTGACTCAGGGCAACAAGTCTGTAGCTGTACTGGACTTTGGTTCGGACAAGACATCTACCACTACGTTTCTCATCACCATGCCAGCCAACACATCAACGGCTGCGCTTATCAGGAGTTCAAATTGATCGTTACCACCACCAAAGGCGAGATGGACGATTCTCTTCTTGAGAAAAAAGAAGGCATCGTGGAAAATGACAACGAGTACACAGCATGGGTTGAGTACTGGCTGGAGGGTGAACTTGTCCACCGCTCGGCGCATGTTGCACTGAAAACAAATCCCACATTCGCTGTTGGCGAAGCAGCAGCAATTTCATAAAGGAATACAAAATGGCTAATACGCAAGCGATGACAACCTCGTTCATGGGTGAACTCATGACGGCTACCCATAACTTTGGCGTAGCGCCAACCCGTGCGGCAACCACTGCTGATACGTTTAAAGCGGCTCTGTATCTGACTTCGGCCACGGTCAATGCAGCCACTACAGCATACTCTGCAACGGGTGAAGTAACGGGCACAAACTACACGGCTGGCGGTGTGGCGGTGACTAATGCAACGGCTCCGATTGCGACCAACTCCTCGGCTACGGCTGGTGTGGCGTACTGGACTCCTTCAGCCTCAATCACGTACACAACTGTGACTTTGAGCACGGCGTTTGATGCGGTCTTGATTTACAACAGCACACAGTCCAACAAGGCGGTGTCTGTCCACACGTTTGGTTCACAAACCATTACGGCGGGTACGTTCACACTGACCATGCCATCAAACAGCACTACAACCGCTTTGCTGCGCTTGTCTACAACCTGATAGGTAGGCCATGTCTCTCGGCTGGGGTGACGGCGCGTGGGGGAGTAATGGCTGGGGCGGTACTCTTGACGCTACGGGCGTTGTGGCTACTGGCGCAGTCGGAACGGCCACGCCTGTTATCTCGGTTGCGCTGACGGGTGTTGGCGGGTCGGGCGCAGTTGGTACGGTTGTTGAATCGCAATCAATCCCTGAAACTGGGGATGCCGCAGTCGGTAATGTTGGCACGGTTGGCATCTCGGTATCGGTAGCCCTGACAGGTGTTGGTGGTACTGGCGCTGTTGGTACGGTTGTTAAGGGTGTGTCTGCTGCTCTGACTGGTAACGTTACCACTGGAAATGTTGGCTCGGTTGTACCGTCAAGAACGGTGGCCCTGACGGGGGTTCTGGCTTCTGGGTTGGTGGGCACAGTCAGTGCAGACAAGAACATAGCGATAACGGGCGTTGCGGGATCGGGCGCAGTTGGTACGGTTGTTCAGTCCCGTGCCGTTGGTTTGACGGGCGTAAATGCGCAGGGCGTATCGGACAGAGTTATTGTGCCTCTGCCGTCCAACCAAGCCGATGGCGCAGTAGGTTCAGTTACAGCAGATCGCAGCGTTGCACTGACGGGGGTTGGCGGGTCTGGCGCAGTTGGCACAATGAGTATTGCTGCACGGATTCTGGCGCTGACCGGGGTGTCTGCAAAAGGCGCAACGGGCGACGTAATAGCGGTATATTGGAAACTGATAGATGACAGTCAGACAGCAAACTGGCAGAATATCGGTAATTCACAAACGCCTGCTTGGGGCGCTGTTGAAACAGCACAAAACCCCAACTGGGAAGAAGTCGTAACTTGAGGTTTTAAACATGACTACAGCATATACATCACTCTTAGGCTTGGCGCTGCCAGTCACGGGGGAACTCAGCGGTACGTGGGGCGACACGGTAAACAACTCCATTACTTCGTTGTTGGACTCAGCCATCGCAGGCACAACCACTCTGAGCACCGATGCTGATGTAACGCTGACCACTACAACGGGCGCGGCCAACACTTCGCGTGAAGCTATTCTCTTGTGCTCTGGCGCACGGACAGTACTGCGAACAATCACAGCCCCGGCACAATCCAAGATTTACACAGTCATTAACTCCACAACAGGTGGTTTCTCGGTCAAGATTGTTGGCGCTGGCCCTACTACAGGCGTGACAATTGTTGCTGGCGAATCGGCCCTGATTGCTTGGAACGGATCGGACTTCATCAAGGTGAGCAGCAATGCTTCTTTTGGTGCGCTGACTGTTACTTCGCTGACCAACACTGGCCTGACATCGGGCCGTGTGGTGTACTCCACTACAGGCGGCCTTGAAACTGACTCTGCCAACCTGACTTTTAACGGAACCACGCTTACAGCCAACACGCTTAACCTGACAAACGCGCTGGGAACAACTTACGGCGGCACAGGACTAACGTCCTTCACCTCTGGCGGTGTGGTCTACGCAAGCTCTACAAGTGCATTGGCTACGGGGTCTGCGCTGATGTTTGATGGAACCAATTTTGGGGTTGGCACAGCGGGTAATGCAATTAGTAACCAGTTTGTAAATTACAAAGGCGGCGCTAACGCTAACTATATACAAGTTGCAAATGGAAGCACGGGCATTGGAGCAACTAACGGATTAAGGGTTGGCGTTTCTTCTGCTGGTCTTGGTGAGATATATCTTCAATCATCAACTGCCTCAATGGTTTTTAATACTTCTGGTAATGTGGGGATTGGGACGAGTTCGCCTAGTTCTCCTTTAACTATTTCAAAATCAAATGCTACTGCTATTGCAATCACAAGCGGTGCAACTTACCCAGTTAATGCTTATGGTGCAACTACTGGAGCAACTACATTTGCAATTGCCAATAGCGGAGGAACAAGTTATTTTGGCAATGAAGGTTCTACCGCAAGCACTACATTCTCAGGTACATCAGCTTACGCAACGATTTTAGGAACGAGTGCAACTACATCATTGCAGTTTGCCACAAACGGCACAGTAAGAACTACCCTTGACTCCTCCGGTAACCTTGGACTGGGTGTTACTCCGAGTGCTTGGGCGACTTTTGATAAAGTCTTTCAATTTGGTGGCGGTGCTTTAGCTAACTATGGATTAGCTAACAATACAATTGTAATTTCAAACGCGTATTATTCTTCCACAGGTTATAAATACCTAAGCAATGACTACGCTACATATTACGAACAATATGCTGGCAGACATGTTTGGTACAACGCCCCCTCTGGCACAGCAGGTAATGCCATCACGTTTACTCAGGCGATGACTCTGGATGCTAGTGGGAATTTGGGTGTTGGAGAAACATCACCATCCACCTATAACAAACTGACAGTCAACGACAACTTTGGTTTGGTAAACTCAAATTCGGCAAAGAAAATTTCGTTTTGGTCAACACTAAACGGCGTATCTGAAAACGCCAAAATTTCCGTTAATAACGACGGTGCTACTACCAACACAGGGGTTATGTCTTTTTGGACAAAAGACGGGACAACTCTTTCAGAACGTGCCCGTATAGACTCCAGTGGGCGGTTGCTGGTGGGCACTACAAGCGCATTTGATAGTGCTTACACAATGTCATTAAAGGTTGTTGCCGCAACTGGTGGCTTAATTATTCAACCCGGATCAGACAATTACACCGCTATTCAATTTAATAATGC